CCGAAGAGCTTGCTGAAGATGGCGTAAAGGCTGGAAACAGGAAACTTGTCCCCATTGTATCCAGACACGGGGCAGGCTTAAGCGACGGCGACTATATAAATATGAATATGGTTGGTGAGCACGCCAAGCTGCTGGAGCTAAAAACTAGAAATGAATTCAACAACCAGCCATCTGGAGATACTGGTTTGATAAGTCAAGAAGCGTTGGAAAATATTGCAGATGATGGACTTGAAGAAGGTTAAATCAATTATCTTTAAAGATATTGAATTAGTACTAAGCAACCTAGATATGTCATACGAGATTCTTGGTGACAATATATACTCAACGTGCCCAATACACGAAGGTAGCGACAACTGCCGAGCCTTCTCTCTTTCTAAAGATAAGAGGATATGGACATGCTGGACTAGAGGTTGCCAAGAAGACTACGGTAACGATATATTTGGATTAATACAGGGAGTGTTGTCCCAATCGACGGGTGAGCCTGTCGGCTTCAAAGAAGCTTTGCTTTGGGTGTGCAAGGTGTTAAACATAGACAGCCATGACATCAAGGTAGAAAAGGCTGAGGAGCCAGATGATTTTGTAAAGCTGGTAAACATATTTAGAAATAATACCGAGTTCCAGAATAATAAGCTGTCAGAAACTACTGGCGTCAGGTATAATGTAATACACCCTTCGCCATACTTCCAAACAAGAGGTTTTGCCGAGTCAACACTACTACACTTTGAAGTTGGTGACTGCGTTGACAAATCTTCACCTATGCATAACAGATCCCTCATACCGATACACAACGATGATGGGTCAGAGATTGTAGCTCATATAGGTAGAACAACTAAGCACTACATGAAGCCTAAGTTTTTATTTACAAAAGGTTTTGATAAAAGGATGTTCCTCTACAACTACCACCGGGCTGTAGATGTGGCAACGTCAACCTCATGCCTCTTTGTGACTGAAGGGCAGGGGGATGTATGGAGGCTTTATGAAGCTGGTGTTAATAACGCTGTTAGCATATTCGGGAAGACTCTAACAGAACAACAGGTACATAAGCTGACAAGCAGCGAAGTTACAACACTTGTAGTACTCACCGACAACGATCAGGCCGGTAGAGAAGCGAAGACTGATATACAGAGAAGGTTGGGCAGAATGTTCAATCTAATTTTCCCAAGAATGACGAGCAAAGACATAGGCGATATGCCAGTTGAATTGATTGAATCTAAAATATTGACTCAAGTTGGAGGTAATTTGTATGGCTAGGATACTGGGCATATCGGGCAAGAAGCAGTCAGGTAAAAACACAACTGCTAACTACATACACGGCAACATCTTAAAAGATCTCAAGCTTGCTAGAGATTTCTACATCGAAGAGGGTACGGGAAGTCTTGTTATTGAGACGCAAGATTCAAACGGTAAGTATGGGTGGGGAGAGTTCGATGTCTGTAGGAAGGACATCTCTTTTGTTCAGTACGCTGAGAGAGAGATATGGCCATACGTAAAAATGTACAGCTTTGCTGATGGGCTTAAAAATCTATGCGTTGATTTTTTTGGCCTTAAGCCGGATCAGGTTTACGGTACAGACGACAGAAAGAATGAGAAGATACCTCATCTACTGTGGGAGAACATGCCTTCAAACGAAAACAAAACAGGCCCCATGACATCCCGTGAGTTCATGCAATTCTTCGGTACAGATATTATGCGTAGTATGCATGGAACAGTTCACGTTGATCATGCAATTCGTAGGATTAAATCTGAGGGTTCAGCGCTTTCAATTATAGCTGATGTCAGATTTCCAAATGAAGTAAAATCTATTCAGGATGCTGGAGGAAAGGTTATTAGACTCACAAGACGAAAGTTTGACGACTGTCACGCCAGTGAGTGCGGACTCGATAAAGAAAATTTTGATTGGAGTAACTTTGATGCAGTTGTAGAAAATAACAAGCCTCTCAATGAATGCCTACCAATGTATGATGAAGTTTACAATAATTTGTTTTTGAGGTAAATATGTTAGTCACCTATATAAGAAGTTCGAGCTATAATAATTATTCCTTTTGTCAGATGCAGTATTTTCTGACATACGTCCTTGGCTATCAAACCGATAGCGGTAAGAAGGCTGAGCTTGGAACTATAGTCCATAAAGTAATGGAGGTACTTGCAGACCTAAAGAAGTTTAAGCAAGACAACCCCAGTAGGAAGTTCCTCAAGTCAGACGATGACGCATTAGGGGAGGTTAAAATACACAAGGATAAGTTTATGGATGACTTCTTTGTGGTTGATCTGCTAGATCGCAGCTTCGATTATTATATTAAAGACTCCAAGAATAAATTCACAGACAAGGACAGGAAGAACTGCCTAGACTTAGTGTGGGTGGTATTTGAATACAATGAGGGCCAGTTTGACCCAAGAACCAGAAATGTAGTGGCTTCAGAGCCTCATTTTGACATAGAGATAGATGAAGACTGGGCTAAGTACGAATATGAGATGCCTGATGGGGAAGTGATTAAAGGAAATCTTGCAATCAAAGGCACTATAGATCTTGTAACTGAAGCAGAAGATGGTATAATAGAGGTAATTGACTGGAAAACTGGACGAAGGCTTGACTGGGCTACTGGAGAAGAGAAGACTTACGAAAAACTCTGTAAAGATCCACAGTTGTTGCTGTACAATTATGCTATATCCAAGCTTTTTCCAGAGTACGAACAGTCCATAATGACTATTTTTTATATAAAAGACGGCGGACCATTCTCTATGTGCTTTGATAGCAAGGACAGAGCAAAGTTCAAAGAGATGCTCAGGGAAACTTTCGAGTCAATTAAAAGAAACAACACCCCTAGACCCTTATCCAAAGCAAGGAACCACTGGAAGTGTACCAAGCTCTGTCATTATTATAAAAATAACTGGAAGGGTTCAGACAAGAATATGTGTATATATATAGAGGAGCACCTTAACAAACATGGTATGGAAAAGACCGTAAAAGAATGTACTAAAGAAGGATTTAGTATAGGTTATTATAACGCTCCGGGTTAATAAAATTAGTATAGTATTAGGAGTCTGATATGCTGGATTTAGATTTCAACAGAAGAGATTTTCTTAGAGTTGGCGGAATTGGAGCAGGATTGAGCGTTCTACCCTTCTCTGACGAGGCGTTTGCGGAAGAGTTTGTTCTCCCAAGCCAAAAGTCAGTGGTGTGGGTATGGCTAGGCGGAGGCCCGACACAGTTCGAGACCTTCCACGCTCCCACAGAGGCAGTCCCAGACACCCACAGGCCAGTAACTGGCAAGGTAACCCATAAGAACGGGTTGGCTTTTGGTGGTTTATTTAAAGAATTAATTAAACAGGGTGACCATCTTACTGCCGTAAACTCTTTCTCTCACGGAGACTCTTCTCACAGGCAGGCCACACACTGGATGATGACCGGTCATCGCAATCCTAAGAGAGAGAATACTGCTGACTCTGAATATCCGGGTCATGGAGCTATTGCCTCTGCGGTATTTGGTTCTAACCATCCAACAAATGGTATGCCAGCCTACGTAAAACAAGGCAAGATTGAAGGTGAACAGCCAACATTTTTAGGCGGGGCACATAAACCCTTTGATCCGTCCAACAAGGATAACTTAACGCCTAGAATTCCTATTGCTCGCTTTGAGGAAAGAAAAGGCCTGCTAAGCTCTCTGGATAGTCTAGACAAGATTCGCTCTAAAGATGCGGATTCGTTTACCAAGATTGGCAACACTGCGTACAATGTTATTCTTGGGAATGCCAAGGACGCTTTCGATCTCGATCAAGAACCTGAAGCCATGCGGGAAATGTATGGTAAGGGAGGCATTGGTGATCAGATGTTGCTGGCTCGCAGGCTTGCTCAATTTGGCACCAAGTTCGTTACGGTTCACTACGGTGGGTGGGACATGCATAGCAATATAAAGAATGCGCTAGAGGGTAAGATCCCCCCTCTTGACAAGGCTCTTTCTTCCTTTGTTAAGGATATATACCAGAGCGGCATGTCTGAAAATACACTGTTGGTAGTTACGGG